CACATACCCACCCTATGTCTGCAGCTGACAGAAACACTGGTAGTAATACTATGATTCTGCTGGCCGGACAGATGGGCGGTATTCCGTACTTTGTCCAAAAGTCAAAGACGGACACAAGACGCGGCCATGACGGAAATCGGACTTTCTACTGGGCGCGCGACCTTGATGTGGAGTTCTCCAAGCTTGAGCTTGAGGATGACCACATCATGTGCCTGACGGACGTGGACTACTACATGGACATTAATGCCTTGCTTGCATTGCATTTCCGTCCCACGCTGCTGTACACGTTCACCCCAACAGAAGTTGGATGTGGAATTGGAGAGTACACCTTTTCGTTCAACAGAAACAATGAAGTGACCTACATTGTCTCTGGAGGTGCGACCTACCATCACCAAATACACAACCATCAAGGTGACACTGTCATGGTGTCGCGAAACCATGGTGTGTGGACCACATTCAGCATCTTCCAAGTTGAGCGCAAACCTGTGGAGAAAAACCATTCCATCATTGCGTATATACCAATGAAGCAGTTCACTGTCCCTGCATTCGTGCCAGTCAGAAAGCTGCTCAGCGGTGGTCCTGTGGGACGACTCAGAGTCAACCACGGGAAGTACAATGTGCTCAACATTATGCATCGAGACGGACTGTACACTAGTGTGTCATTCGTGTCTACAACTCTTTGCATAACTCTTCCTAGACCATCATATGATGCTATCTTGAACGTGTTTCAGACATCAAGGGTCCTAGGAACTCCAGCGATGGTGGAGTCTAACTTGGCTAGCAAGACAGTGCATGGTATGCCTGTTGATCGAATGGAGCCAGGTGCTGCCGCCATCCTTGCAGGCCACTTTAGGGAGGTCATTCCATACAACCCGGACGTGGTGTTCCCACCCGCCCCAGCAGTTTTGCCTGTGGTATATGGACGACATGACTTCGACGCTAAGAACCTGCTTGAACCATTTGGCGCTCCCCTTATCAACCCTTCCTTTGTGCATAAGGCCACCATCAATAGTGATGACAAATGCATAGTGAATCGGGTTGAGAAGGTCCGTGCTGGGCCACGCTCATCAAATGAGATGAAACCATCACTCATGCGTAACATTGAGCTGTTCTGGAAGTTCGCCATTCCAACACCCCACATTGGCCACCCTGTGGATGATGATGAGGTGTATGAGCGACAGGCTCGTGAAACACAGCGGAAGATCCTGGAGACATTATCCAGTTGCCCTGCTGAGCACGAAATTGTCAGCTCGTTCCTGAAGAAGGAGCCCTACATGAAAGCAGGGTCCTATCCTAGGAACATTAGCAAGAGCCCTAAGAAGCTAGAAGCATCCAGGTTCATATACGCATTTGGCAATGGCGTGATGAACAATCAACCTTGGTACGCCTTTAGGTACAATCCTATTGAGCTTGCCTCCAGAGTCGCTGACATGATGGCCGAAGCCAAAGTGGCAGTTCAGGCTGACGGAGACAAGTTTGATGGGCGTGTCAACTGGATTGCTAGAGCATTCGAAAGGGTCGGCTACCTTCGCTTCTTTCACCCCACACACCACAGCAGGCTCAATGCCATGCTGGACTCACAAATAGGCTGCAAGGGATTCACTGAGAACGGCAGAGAGTACGCTACAGGTTACTCCCGCCAATCCGGATCTCTTGGTACAGCAATTGAGAACAGTGCAGACACAGCTTTTATTGAGTTCCACACACGAGTCACTAGTGGTGAGGATCCGGCCGAGGCCTTTGCGCGGCTCGGACTGGCTGGTGGAGATGATTCTCTTGCGGTTGACCTTGACCCCC